TTAATGTTCCGGTAACACACGGTAATACCCCTCTAGTTCTTTTCAAAACTGATCAAGATTCTAATTATGCTCCTGGTAGACAATGGAGTAACGGTAATGTTTACATTGACGGTAGAGATGCAGGATCAGTTCACCCTACTGGACTTTCACTAACAGCTTATTATGATAATGATGTTATTGATGCATACTTATCTTCGGCAACTTTTGGAAATCCAGCAAATATAGCACTTTTTGCATCGGCAGATCCTCTAGGATTATCCACAAAACCTGTTCTCCTTTCGAGAATGGATGGAATTGTTCTAGATACTGATGCTGATTCATATAAACCAATTGTAGATGATCCAAATATCTCTTTAATATCGGAATTTAATGCTTCTGATGCTTCTGAGGATTTCGCATTCAATGCTGCACTTGTTTATTACGATGTTTACAGTTCATCAAATCCAATGGATCGAGCAAGAAACCTATATGGTATTCTTGTTTTAGATGATTATGTTAATCAAATATCAGCACCATCTTACCTTAAAAGATTCGATAAATACAAACCAAATAAAATTACGAAACTTAATGGTAATGGATATGGTTTGAAATTGAATGTTAAATTTGACACTTCTGCTGATAATGTAGGTGTTGAAACTATCATCAATGATTATAACACATTTTCGATGGACTTATTCATCGATGCTTCGACAAGAATGCAAGAAGCTGCCGAAATGTTCTTATCTCAAAATCTACAGATTATTGAAATTAAGCAACAAATATCAGCTTTACAACAATACTATTTCTCACAAGGGGATATCACAGGACTTTCTCAAAGATTATCTGCTTTAGAATCTTCTTTGAATAATGCTCAATTAGCTTTCCAATCGAGTACAACTTTACTTGATTTGATTAATATGAATGCAGATAATATCAATTTGATTGTCTCTGGAAATCTATCAACTAATTTAACTTATAACACTGATGTTCTAAAGGGAGGAGATGGTATTCTACTTGATAAATCTGTACCTAATCAAGTAAAAATAATTAATCGTACTCAGGCTTATAATAACTTTATGTTATGTGGTAATTCATCTAATAATATAGAAACTACTACAAGTAATGGACAAAATTACGCATCTACAAATCTTGTTGATAATAACATTCTTGTACTAGGAACATTTACAAATTCATTTAGACAAACTAATCAAAATCCAGATCCTGTTACAGGAATTGAAACTTTTGCTGATACTGTGTATATAAATATAGACGATAAAAATGTTAGATGGAAGAATGGACAAATGCTTAAATTTGTTTTCAATGAGAAAATAAACGATGGTGGTTTCAATATCATATTCAGAACTGATTCACAAAATGCTTTAGGTAATGGAAACTATGGAAAAATAATGGCTATTATTTCTCCTGCAATGTTACTTTCTGATAGACCTATATTTGAAATTTACTGTACAGACGAAAATCAATATCTATTTAACGTAGACGTAATAAGATAACATGGATACTAAATACTCGCTAACAACACTATTAAATGACCTTCTAAGGTTACAAAACAATTCATATCAGATTATCTCTAAGGTATCTGATTTGGTATCTTCTAAATCGGACACTATCGAAATGCCGGTTATGGATGCTAATGGAGTAATTCAATCTGTACAAGTTCCATCATTTGGAGCTATTAAAGATCAACTTACTCGTTTAGAATCTGATGTTAAATCTATTGCAGGGATTGGTGAAACAGAATCTTCGGTTAGACTTTCGGATGGTTCTTTTAGAAAAATCTTAGTTAGTAATTTTCAAAGAGAAGCTGCTGATATTAAATCAATGCCTGTTCCTATTTCTTTCAATACGAAAGAAAATTGGTTCTTTGAATCTTTTTTGAATCCTCTTCTTTATGTTTCTTTTAATTTAGGAGATCAAGTTAAATACAACACTGAAAACGTTGAAGTTTCTCGATATATTCTAAATATAGATAGTGATGCACAAAAGCAAGTATTCAATAACAATTTCCTAAGTAAAGCAGATATTCAATATGAAAATTTCGCTAAAGTTCTTATTGCTAATGGAATAACTTACTTCTTAGATCAAGACGTAATTCCTTTACCTCCTAGATCATTAAGATATTTCGGTAATTTTGCAGTAACAAAAATCACTGATGATACAGTTACTGAACAAATAGATAACGTTAATTATTCGAAAAGAGTTATAAGAGTTCAACTTGATTCTTTAACTTATAACGATTCACAATCTGAATTCCTAGGAACACAATCTCTAAAAATAGGAGATTCACTTATTGTTAATTCAGGAAGACAAAATACTCGATATGAGATTACACAAATCGAATCTTCTACAAGAACTGTAGGTGTTAGATTAATTGAAGGTGCTGATCCTATTACAATAGGAACAAATATCTTCTCGATTTATTCAGCAGATGAAGCTCCTGTTAACGTAAATGTTAATATCGGATTTGATGAATATACTGTTGTTTTCATTAAGCCTATCGATCCAGATTCTAAAATTGCAGCTGTAAATTGGTCTCCTGGTGTTGGATTCTATACATCCGATCTTAAAACTAAAAATGATGTTGGTGAAGATATTGCACTTAGCACATATTACCAAAATGAAGTTGTTGATTTTGGATCTTATCTTTATTCAATAGCTAAAGATGGAGTTATTCCTACTTCTTTAGGGATAACACCAGATGCTCCTGATTTGAATTTAGAAAATTTCAAAGTCGTTCAGGTTAATCAACATTTAACTGACAATTCAGTTCTTTCTGATTTGAAAAAACTTCAATCTGATAAGCAAAGAATACAATCAGATCTAAATTCGACTGATAAATCTATTAAAGAACTTAGATCGAAATTACAAACTACTCAATATGCATCTCAACAATTAAAAGATACTGATCAAAATCAATTAGGTACTTTGATCAATCAGAGAGATTCTCTTTCTTCACTATTTGCTTCTACTATTGATGATATTAATGCTATTGGAGTTTCAAATTCAGTTGATCAACTTACTCCTAAATATAGAATTAGAGGATTCTTCCCTATGCCTATTGCAAAATCTTCAGATAGAACAGCACCTCAAGAAGTTGTTCAATTTATTACACAATATAGATATTTGAGTAAAGAAGGAGGAGCTAATCAACCCGAGCAAATCAATTTCTTAGATCAAGATGGACAAACTCGTAGAGGAACTTTCTCCACTTGGGTTGAAGTTCGATCCGAAGTAAGACAAAGAAAAACTGATCCTACAACCGGTCAAGTAACATGGGCTATTGAAGATCTAGAAAATGCTGATTCTGTTAATATAAATTCAGTAGATATTCCAATCACATTTGGGGAATCTGTAGAATTTAGAATTAAATCTCTATCAGAATCTGGATGGCCAGTATCACCTAAGGAATCAGATTGGTCAGAAATTATGAAAGTGGAATTCCCACCTGAATTCGAATCATCACCAGATGCTGAGGTTATTCTTTCAGAAGCTAAAGATGAAAAAGTAAGAGTTGAGCTACAACAAGATCTTGACGCATTAGGAATTAAGAAGCACGTTGCAAATCAATTCGAACAAAACGGAAAATTCTTTGCTCACCCTTCAACTGAAATTGCTTCAGGGTTCTTATCCCCTGAACAAAACGTTATTGCTCTTTTCGACAAGCTAATTGCTATGGATTCGGAAATCGCTAGATTAACTGCTCTACTTGAAGCTTCGAGAGGTGTTCTTGTTGTTAGAGTTGTTGATGAAGCAGGAACAGAATATCAAGTTCAATCAAATACAACGGTAAAACTTTTTGCTGGAAATTATAAAGATGAAGTTGCTCAAAGAACTGTTAAGAAAGGAGCAATTATTTCTAAGAATTATTTCATAAAAATGTTTAATGATTCTGCAAGTTCACTTGAAATGTATGCAAGATATTGGGGTAACAGAATTTATAAAGCTAATGAATCTTGGTCAGGTGGAACTACTTACAATTCAAATGATACGGATTATAACTTAACGAGAAGATATGATAGAGTTCCTTTAGGACTTTCTAATCCTTCATCGGATGATGTAGCTGCTTATGGATTTGTTAGAGAACTTCCACAACAATCTTCTCAAGTTCTTGGTGAATTTATTTCTTCTAGATATGTTTCGATTGATGGTAAATCTAACCTTTATGGTTCTGTTAGTGGAGCTACAAATGGAGTAGTTGATGCATTTTCTCAAATATCCAATTCGGCACCTTATTTTGCTTCTAACGTTGATGATTTAGAATGGATAAATGATCTTACAATACAAGATGCTATATCGGCTACTGCTGGTATTGGATCTACTGCATCTGATTTTATATGGAAAGGATCTAATGTCTTAGGACCTACAACATTATCAGATGTAATCCCTTTGATCGATGGAGCTGTAATTAATGATTATGATAATACAATTCTTATTCATATTGATCATCCTGCTATAGATGATTGGAATTCCGGAGCAACTGCAGGAAGTACACCAAATCAATTAGCTAATCTTGATGTAAGAAATTCTATTTTCGGGAATGTTATTTCCGGATCTACTGGATCTCTATATCAAACACCTTTATTCTTCGAAGGAACCGGTGGTACAGGAGATCGTTATTCTAAATTAGCTTTCGATGTAAATGATCAATATCTTTTAGGACCAAAATCTGTTGGAGCTTATTTGTTTATGAATCCTACTTCACATTCAGATGTAGTTGTTGATGGATCCGATTCCTTATCTGTTAGAAGAATAACTTTCGGAGAAGAACAAGCAATAACTATTCCTGTTACTTTCCAATATAGAATGACAGATTATTTCGGTGTTGGTAATGTAGGTATTGGTAATGTTTCTGGAATTAGAAACTTCTCTAAAAATGCTAATTTAGTATACACAAAGAAAATCGGTTTCGATATATACAGCAATCCTATCAATAAAGAGAGATTCTCTTTCGATTTGGAAATAACAGCTAGATATTATTCTAGAACGATTGTTGGTAAGGATCTTCCTTCTAGAACATTCGATACAGCATTGGATGATTTGAATAAAACAATCAAGTCAATAACACCTAGAACTACTAGGAACGAAACTCCTGTACAACTTAGAGGTACCAAAGGAGGAGATTCGAATAGATAGAATAAATAATTGAAATGAGATGCCTAATCAAATACTTAAAAGGAGTTCCTTCGGATTACTTAGAACAAATCCTAAGCTAACTACTAACATAAAAATAATTGCGGATTCAAAGAATAGAATCTATTTAGAGACTATTGACGCAAATCCACTTTTAAGTAAATCGATATATAAAGGTTTTGAAGTTAGTGGTAATGGATCATATTCTTTCGATTTAAGAAGATTTTATTCTCAGGGAAGCAGAACTCTCCCTGAAGATATTGCATACACTATTTTCGAAGAAGATCCTTCAACTTCTGTTAAAGATCGATTCAATAAACAATACGATTTCACTTATGGGTATGGTATGTACCCTAAAAATAGTCGTTTATATTCTGAAGAATACTCTCTCTTTGCACCACTTTGGGTCGAAAAAGATTCCATCCCTGATTATTTCTTAATTTTCAAGATGGATGACCCTGTTACTTTTAATTCTTTACCATATTCAACAACAAATCTCGATACAAATCCTCTACTTAATTCGTTAGTGGAAGATCCTTCTAATTTCTTCGATAATGTATTAAAGAAAGCAAGAATAATCAAGAAATTTGATTTGACTGATAAGACAGAAATAGGTAAATATATTAGAAATCACGTAAATGATCCTAGTTTTCCTGAATCTCCTTTTTATTCTTCGTTGAATAAAGGAGCAAATTCTTATTGGAATGGAATCTCATATAGAAAAGGCGGATTTGGATCTATCGGATCCGACGTTTATTTAGATTACACTCTAATCGATAAGACTTTTATTGAATCTGAAGATTTTATCACAGACGGATTCAAAAGAAATAGTGTTGTTTGTGCTAATCTTCTTAATATGGAATTTCTATTTGATGATGAAGAACAAGTAGAATATACATTTGGTAGATATTTTGGACTTTATGTTAATGAAGTGGAATTAGGTCAATTTAGAATTAATAATGATAGGCTATTTGCTGATCGATTCAATGAACAAACACAAACACCACAATCAAACGAACCAGTCATTGGAGTTCCTACTTCTGTTAAAGATGATATTCAATATAACGTAAATGGAATAAAAATATATCCAGGAAATCCTGAAGGTAGATTAATGACCTGGTCCGAACTCCAAAATGTTAGATTTGGTTATGTTAAAGATCGAAATGGAAATTTCTATTCTATCGACAATGTTACGAATTGGGCCACTGTAATAGATCCTCTAAATACAAATACCGATTACTTAAGAATCAAGAATAAGACTGTTAATTGGAAAAATTTTAGTGGATTTGATTCGCCTTTTACATATATCCCATCGACAAAAACAGATGTAAAAGGTCGACCTGCTATTGCATTTAAGCTAATTTCTGCACCAAATGATGGAGATGAAATTAGAGTTCAATATACAGATTGGAACAATCCTAAAGAAGCTCCTTTCATTGATACACATACAGTAAAAGGAAGTTCTACTCTTCCTTCAGGAACTATAAATGGATTGATTTATAGCACTAACGGAACATTAAAAGATATTTCTATTGCTATAGTTGCATCAATAAATCAAATTCAAAATTATTCGAATGAGATTCAAGCATTTCAAGCTTTTTATATTGGTGAAGAAATTTTAATCTTTTCTAGAGTTAATTCCGAGAATTGGAATAAATTGAAAATATCTTTATTCAGCGATACTTCATCATTTCCATTCCTACTATCTAATGAATTCGTTGATGTAATATCGATTACTAATTATCAACCTTCTCCCATTGCAACAAATCCGGTTGCAGCAGGTAAATTTTTAGAATCTAATTTCGAAGGAGGAAATAATCAACCTGGATCGAGAGCAATAATAGAAAGAAAATATATTCAAGAATTTATCGATTCTACACCAAACGGTCCTATTTATATTAAGACGACAAGTGGATATTGTACAATGGATGATTATGGACTTTATTTAGATGAACCTATTTATAACGATAGTGGAGAAATTATAGGATTCAAAAACTACGATAAATACTACGTAATTAATTTGATTGATAATAAACAAAAAATAGAATTTGGATCTTCTAGCAAATTAGCACTCTATAAGAAAGCATGGAATACAAATGGATATCTTTCTATTTTCCCTATAAAAGATTTCGATTTTGATTTCAATAATACAGATTATAAGAAAGATGCAGATTCTTCTCCAATTGGACTTTATGATTGGTATATTGGTGGAACTGGATCATCAGGAAATATCCCTGTTTTCGATTATCCTTCTTTAGGATCTACTTCACAATCATTCATTGATCAGCTAGTAGGACCTACTTCACCTTTTGTTCAAAATGGAGGATTTCAATCTCTTATAGGATATCAGGATGACTTAACTGATACTGTAGATCCTGTCGTTAATGAATATGATCGTCTTAAAGAAAATTACATAACTCAATTAGCTCTATCATCCAGAGTAGTTCCTTTCATAAACAAATGGGTATATGATAACGAATCAACCGACGTTAGAGAAAATGGATATCGTCTTAATACGGATCAAGCAATGGGTTATAATAACTTTTCACCTGATTTTGATCAAGTAGAAAAGACACCTAAATTCTTTACTCATGAGTGGTATTACTTACAAAAATATCCACCTTATATGGATTTTGATCAGAAGCTAAATTCATTTTCATATTTCGATAATGATCTTTATTTCCCAGATCTTCCATTCATAGGTTCTCTTGGATCTACTTCTACTTATCTAGGACTTACAGGAGCTAGTGGAGCTTCGGCTAATTTACTTTCAATCGAAGAGGATTATTTCTTATCATATTTCACTAGAGAAACTGTAGATGGATTAGAAATTCCTAGAGATTTTAAGTATTCTATATTTAGTGGATCTTCTAATTCGAAAGCTGCAGAAACTCTTTTTAGAGGAGCTAAAGTTGAGATCTTAGATCGATCTGAATTTAGTTATATTAATCATAATCGAGAATCTCTGAAATATGTTTATAACGAAAAATATAACAATTATAGATTCTCAGCAGTTCTTACTTATGGTAACGCAGGATCTCAGATTACTGTTATAAAAAATGATAAATGGAAATCAATAACTGTTGTTATCCAATGCGATTTCAACGACCTTCTATTTCAATATGAAGATACAACAACTTCAACCATTAACAAATTCATAGATAGATCTTTACTTTATACGGTTGATGATAAATTTCAACTTAATGCTGGAGAATTAGAATATAAAGACAATCCTATTTCGGGTAAAATAGTCGATTGGATTGATAATGGATCTTATTTCGAAGTGATAATGGGAACTGATAATGTTGGTAATACACCAAATCTTACTTCTGAGGTCACACAAAACGAAGATGGTGGTTATAACACGATTTCAGTTTCGGCTAATTCATTCACTTATACTTTTAATGGAATTTACGATATAACAGCAAATACATTTAAGTGTACTTCGATAAGCGGTCTACCTCTATTACCAAATCCTGCTGCACCAAACGGAACATATAATCTTTCAACTTTAGTAAATATCACTTGGGTTCCATTTTCTCCAATAAGAAAATCCCCTTTAGAAACAAATCCTATTTATGATGCAGGTGGTTATAACGCTTATAGATCTTTAATTGATTCAATATCTTTCTCGTCTATTCAGAATTCAATAAATCTTGGAGATGATGAAATTCGATATATTTCAGTTTCAAAAACTGGTGTGGTTGAAGAAAACACATTTGTTATTTCTCTAGTAAGACCGGATTATCCGATTAAATCATCTTACCTAAAAAGAGAAGCTCTAAAGAAAACATCACTAGACTCACAAGAAAATCAATCTATTCTCGGATATACTATTGGTTCTTTAGATAGAATTGCACTTAATCCAATAGTAAGATATCGAGGAAATTACACACCTAGATGGAAAAATATCTTTCAATTCGTTGATATGAATGATCTAAAACTAGAAGGATTAGATTATCTCAACATACAAATACTTACTGACTTAGGTTGGATTAAAGACGATAATTTAGGTAAGATTAAGAATTTATATTACAATAAAGTAAACACGGAAAATCCGAATATCATCATAACTAACAATCTTAATACGGATTCTGAAAGATTCATATATCCTCTAATAGGTGACGTATCAATTGATTTCTCTGATTTTTACGTATTCCGATCTAATTGGGATCCTTTTTATTACAAAAAATACATCAAGAACAATCTTTTCGAGAATGTAATAGGAACAAGAGAACCTAAAGAAGAAAAATCATTCTTTGCATCGAAAGCAATTTCTATTCCAAATGAGATTAGATTAGAAACATTTCCTCTAGGAATATCGACTTCACAGGATGTTATAGATGCTGGATCTTTACAGAATATAGATGCTGGAATAATTACTAAGAATATAATTACTTCATCAAAAAATGAATTAGATCTTAGTATTTTAGTCACAAAATCCTTAGAGGATTGGTTAATAACTGACGGATTTGGAACAGAATTCTATAAATTTATTGATCCAAACTACTCATTTGGAGATCTTATTTTAGATGATGATATTAAAACTTATATTCAGGAAAATATATTCCAAAGATATGTGATTAAAGAAGTTATTCTATGGGAGAAAGTTTGGATTCCTACTAAAGGAACAAATGATCTACCGCAAATAGCTATAAATCTATCAGATATTCAAAAAATTCAAAACGGATATCTGAAAAGTAAGAATTTCAAAGTTATCATAGATGAAAGCGGTGGACTTAATTTTAAGGTGATATATACAATACCGAAAGACAAAAGAACCTCAATAGCAATAACAGTTGTTCTTGAGAAAAAATAACTACGTAAATAATGCCAATAGTAATTAAGGAATTATTTCCTTCTGATCCTTTATCGGAGGCACTAGAGAAAATAAATTTTAACTTCGATCAACTTATTCTAGCAGGAGGTGGACCTCCAGGACCTATAGGTCCTCAAGGTGTTCCTGGAATTCCAGGTCCACAAGGAGAAAGAGGCGATCATTGGCAAGTAGGAACTACTGCTCCAACTGCAGATCATGGTCCTAATTATGGATCTCTTAAAGATTTCGATTTTTGGATTAGTGCTACAGGTCAAGTTTATTATTGGAATTCTGGAGCTTCTGCTTGGACTAGTTCCGGAACAAATTTAACTGGACCTCAAGGTGCAATTGGTGCAACTGGAGGATCTTTTGAAATGGGAATGTATCAAGGAAGTTCAGGGAACGCTAATACTCCTGGATCAATTCCTTCTACAGGAATAGGAGCTACAAATTATACTCCTGGAATTGGTGGTGCTACTACAGTCGCTTCAGGTGGAGTAGATTTTATTATTCCAGTTAACATCGAAAAGAATTCATTTTTCTTAGGAGATAAATCATGGGCTTATTCTAAATTAAATAATTTTGGTGTTTATGATACATTAGACCCAACTAACATTCAAAGATTAACACCAAAACAAGTTATAATACAAACCGAAATAGATTCAACAGGACTAGGAGGTTTAACTATAGGTGCATATGGAGCTACTAGTTCAATTGGAGCTACACAATCTTTGTATGAAGGTGATTCTACAGCAATAACAGATGCTCTTAACTTCTTTACTGCAGGATTCGCTTTCAATCAACCAGGAGGACAGTTTTCTCATATATTCAAAATGAGAACAGGAACTATAAATCTCGAGATTCAAGCAGGTGATGAAAATTTTACAGGATTATCCAAAGGGAAAACCCCTGATCTTATTCTTCGATCAAATAGAACACTTATATCAGATTGGCAATCAAATCCAAGAGTTGCTTTTGGTGCTACTTCTACTATGTTTAGAGAAAAGGTTGCTATTGGATATACAACGGTCCCTACCTTTGATGTTATAGCAGGAGCTACTTCTGTCTTAGATGTTAGTAATCATGCAAGAGTTAGAGGTAATTTGCTAATAGGTGATCTTTCCGGTACAGCAAGTAAAGCTCTAATAGGATATGGAAGAACTATTGATGGATCTTCTTCTTTGGAATTTTATTCAAACGGAACAACACCAACTACTTCCAGTTTTAGTATAACGAGAAATTCAACAGCTAATGGAATTGCACAAATTGAACAAACAGGAACAGGGCAGTTAAATATAACATCAACTGCTTCTGGAAGTTTCATTAATTTAGTTGGGAGTCATTTAGTAACCGGTTATATTCGTTTCGGTAATTCTATTGGATCTGAGATAGCAAGAATCGACACAGTAAATCAAAGAGTAGGTATTCTTACTAACAATCCACAAGTAGCTTTACATGTAAATGGTAACATTCATGTTTCTGGTACGGATAGAACAATTTTCAATAGAGATGCATTTAGCTTGGCTTTCGGTACAAATAATACTGAATGGATGAGAATTATAGCTTCTGGACTTATTGGTATCGGAACAATAACACCTACTGATAAATTAGAAATAGGAAATGGAAATATAGCTATAAATGATATTCTTTTAGCTGTTCAGGGAATCGGTAAAGGAATCAAATTTGAAAACGGAACCTCTGTAGCATCGAGTATAAATTTATATAGAGGATCTGCTGCAAATAATGTAGGTTTATCTTTTGTTAATGCTAATGTAGGAGCAACTTCTGAAGCTATGAGAATTCATCCTACTGGAGTTATTAGTATTGGAAATTCTACTGCACACGGAACAACAGCAACAATATATAGGGTTCATATTCAAGATAACACTTCTCATTCTTTACTTATAAGATCAAATAACGCAGGTTCTGGATCAAGAAATAATATCCTATTCCAAAAACAAAATGGTGCAGGTGTAACATCCCCTACATCGTTTATAGGAGGATTAAGCTTTGGTGGTTGGGATGGAAGTATTTGGTCTACTGGATTCGATGGAGGTGCTGAGATTCTCGCCGGAGTTCCTTCTTCATGGAGCGGTACTTCAAGACCTTCATGGTTATCTTTTAATACTACACCCATTAACACTATATCTTCGGTTGAAAGAATGAGAATAACTGATGCAGGAGATGTAGGTATCGGTACAACAACCCCATCTAGTAAATTACATGTAACTGGATCATTGACTCTTTCGGGTGCTACAGGATCCGTGAATGGACCTCAAATATCTGTGACTTCTAACCACACGGTAGACACAACTAACGTAATAGATATAATCAATAGTGGAACTGCTCTAGCTAATTTATTTGTTAGAACTGATTCAGCTGCAGGAATTAGTATCATTAATAATTCAAATAACGGATATAAAACTTTACAGATTTTTGGTGAAAGTGATTTTTCTCCGGCTGCAATGGTTGGTAATCAATTTAGAATTGTAACAGGAGTTGCCAATAACACTTTTGCCGAAAATAGAGGAAATTTCCAAATTGGGACTACATCTGGAGCAACAAGACCTCCAATCGAAGGTTATATAGGTTCAGCCGGTGGAGCAATCTTTATAAGAAGTAACACAAACACTAGTACTGCTGGACTAACCTCTTTTTATAATCAACTTAGTCTACAAGTTTATCAAAATTTTTCTAATTTTATTGTCTCTGGAGTAGATACCTTTTATATCGCTTGTGCTACGAATGCAAATGCTATTTCTCAAACCGGGACAAATAATGTCGGTGTGATTAGAATGGGAGGAAATAATGTTGGTGGTGAAGGTGGAGCATTTAGAATATGTAATGCTGATTGTACTAATGTATTAGGAGATGGAGGTATACAATCTGCTTATAATATGGAAGTTGCAAATTTTGCTGCTATCGGATTCGGTCTCGATCAACCAGCTTCGATTTTAACAATTACTAATGTTAATGGTGGGAATGAAATAATTTATGGCGGTTATGCAGGATCTCCTATCTCTAGTGCTACATATACAGCTCTTGCTCAAGACGGAACAGGAACTTATACAGCAAGATTAGCAGTAAATGGAATAACTAAACAACAAGGACATTTCAATACATCGGACGTAAGATTAAAAAATGAATTAGCTAGATTCGAATTAGGTTCTTCTATCGAAAAAATAAAGAAATTATCTCCTGTACTTTTCTCATGGAATGAAAAATCACAAACTCCAGGAAAAATAGAACTTGGATTTTTTGCTCAAGAAATAAAAGAAATTATACCTGAAGCTGTATGGATTCATAAATCAGAGAATTTTGAAGATGAACACGTTCTAGAATATAACGCTATTTTTACTACTGCAATTGGAGCTATTCAAGATCAACAAAGAATAATTGAATCACAAGAAGAAACTATCAAATCCTTAGAGGAAAAAATTGCTAGAATAGAAAAACTACTTAATATATGACAAACTTTTTAATTTGGTTTAGGGAATGGATTAAGGATCCAAAACATCAAAGAAACTTGACTATAATCATTGCAATTATAATCATTCTTCTTATGCGTAGTTGTTCTGGATCTTCATCTGAAGTTAATTCTCTAAAACAAAATGTTTTTGCTCTAAACGATTCAATAAGAACCTATAAGACGAAAACAGGAACTCTTGTTTATGAAAAGGGTGCTTTGATTGCAGAAAACGGAAACCTTAAAAAGTTAAATAAAGGACTTGCTGATGATATTAAATATCTCAAAGATCATCCGATTGTAGTTATTCAAACTAGAATAATCATCAAACATGATACAATTGAGGTTCCTGTTTATATTAGCAATCCAGTTTGGAATGAAGATGGATCAGTTTCAAGAGAACTTAAATGGAGCTATGATAAAGATTTTGGCAAAGGAAATAGTAGAAAACTTTCAGGTAAACTTGATATAACTGTTGATACAGCAATGAACCTAACTTCTACACCGGTGCATATAACAGACGATGAATTCAGTATGGCAATAACCACAGGATTAACTGAAAATAAAGAAGGACTTCTTGAAATTTTTGTTAAGTCAGATTATCCAGGATTCAGTGTTAGTTCAATGGATGGAGCTCTGATAGATCCTAAAAAATCAGACGTTCTGAAAAAATACTTTCCACCTAAAAAATGGTCTTTAGGTCTTTATACAGGATTTGGTCCTTATGTAGATCCTTTCAACGCAAAAATTGGAATGGGAGTTCAATTAGGAATAGGACTCCAATACAACTTAATTCAATGGAACTTTAAAAAATAATGGCAACATCATCTAAATACATACAAGTTTCTTCATCAGTTTTGATGGAGTACATATACTCAGATCAGGACGTAATTAACGATCCCGGTAACGAATTTAGAATATCTACTACAACAGCTCCTATTTGGAAAATGAGTAATGGACATTCTAACGAGGATCAAATTTTGAATTCAGATTCTTCTGAGATTATTCAAGATGGTCTTCCCGTAGGAACGGCTAATGTTAGAAATAGAGCTTTCGCTGCAATTCTACCTTATAAAGGAGCAGCCTTAGATATTAATAAGCTTGTATTCTATAATGATTATGATCCACTTCTTACATCAACGCCTAATTTACCAATAGCATTCACGAATCCTCAAGCTCCTGTATATGATACAATCAGATTACATTTGATTCAAGGTTTCAATTTCGAAGATAATTTTGGTCTAATTCTTTCGGTTAAATGTAAGAAGAAAGATGATACGAATCTAGTTCTAGCAAATTATTCATATAATAAAGAGGATTCCTCTTTTGAGATTATAAATCCAAATCCATTCTTCTTTGGTGGTAAAGTTTATAGTTCCTACGTTGAACTAAGAGTTCTTTCACTTTACAATCTTATTTATGATTATTGGTTAGGTGTTCTTTCTGGAGATACTGTAGTTGAAAGAATAACTGATTTCAATGGAGTAATGCGTAATCAACTCCTTTCTGTTTATTTTGCTTGGATTGATAGTAGAGAAATAAATGACGGACAGGAATATCTGAGTATATTCGATACAAAAGCTATAGACCTTCCGGTAAGAGATCAATTTGCTTCTATTTCTGCATTCATTGAAGAATCAACGGATGGTGATTATATTGAATTTTATGCAACCTACGGAGGAGCTATAATAGAGAATTACATTCTAGATTTGAATAATAGTGGATATGATTTCATTCTTCTACATGATTTGACAATATCCGAATATGTTTATGATAATACATCATCAACTTATTCCTGGATTAAAACGGATGATCTGCAAATCTCTCAAATAGATGAATACGACAAACCTAATTTATATCGACCAATCATTAAGAATAACTCAGCTATAGCTTATAAAATTGATTATGTTGTTCGTCTATACAATCGACAAGATAATTCACAGGTTTGGAAAACTTCTTCTATGATTTCACAATCAGCTGCTAAATATGGAAGGAAACTTAAGTCTATTGCTTTAGGTGTTAATCCAATTCAAACCAAGATATACAATCAAAATGTTATTAAAGACATTCAAATCAATAGAATAACTGAACCAGTTTTGAATAGTACGAAATATGTTACATCATTCTCTACTAATTCTGAGATTTCTATAACAACAGAAACTGTAAATCCAGAACCAGCTATTAATGGATCACCAACTACAGTTACTAATGTTCCAAGTACTCTACAAAATACAGGAACCTCAAATCTACAAATTTATAGCAATGGATTAGGAAGAGTTCTTATACCAGAATCTGTAGCTTTCTTGAAATTTACTTTATTCCAAAAAGAAAATGGGCAAAATACAAGAATGAATCTTGCAGGTCTTGGTGATTTGTTTATTGTTTTCGATTCTTCTCAAGGAGAAAATTTAGAGTTCATCGAATTTCCTAATTTATACACTTCTAAAGGTGGAGGGGAAGTTGTTTTTAGACTCTCTGAAAATGATACTCGTAGAGTTCTTGCACTTACAAACAGATCATTTAGAATCTTTATCGAGAATGATCAAGGAGATAGAACATTCCTTTATGCAGGAGATTTCTTCTCAACTTCAGAATTTCAAGATATTCAAAAGAATAGTAAGATTGCTGATTTAGAAACTCAAGTTGTTACTTTATCTTCACAATTACAAGGACTTAATTCAATGATAGATCAACAAAAAACGACGATTGATTCTTTGAACTCGACAAATCAACAATTACAATCAGCAGCTAATCAACCAGTTCTAGCTCCTGTTACTGCAACAACTACAGTTGAAGATGTTATTACACAAACTAATTCTATGATGGATCAGAAAGATCAACAGATTGCTGCTATGAATTCTACTATAGAACAATTAAATGGACAAATATCTTCACTTACTGCAACGATGAATGCTACATTACAGGCACTTTCACAAATTAATGGATTACAGAATGTAGCTAATGATGTTACACCAACTCCAACAGCAACTGAATCTAATACATCAATAGCAAATAAATTAATTGGCAGATCTTTAGCAAATATCAGAACAACCCAAGCTTCAAGTCAAAAACCTAACGAGAAAAAATGATATTACAAAGTAGAAACGACTTATTCAAAATAGAACTTCCTAGGATCTTTATTCCTAGAGAAGTAAAGGATCGTTATACACCTTATTTGTTTAGAATGCCTACACCAGTTACAGACGTTTCGGATGTAGTCAATTGGTCTATTCAATCTATTTCGATTCCAAATTTTAATTATCAACCAATCGAGCAAGTTAAACCTGGTAATGCACCACAAGCAAAAGGAACTACGAAGAAATGGAGACAAGCACTTTCACATGAGATGCTTATTGATAGAACTTTTACTATAACTTTTCAATTACTAGACGGAAATGTTAATTATTGGATTATGCTAGAAACATTCTTCTATTGGTATGATTTCCAAACAACTCAACCATATACGATGGATATTCCACTTCATATATTTGATACTGAAGGTGTAAGAATGTATTCAGTACAATTTCACGATTGTCTATTTACTGGATTAAATCAATTTACTCTATCATATTCGGATATGTCACCGGAATTTAGAACATTTGAAGCTACTTTTGCCTTCAATGAAATGAAAATGGACTTCCCTGTTGTATAAGATACATATACTATGAAAACATTTAAAGAATACTTAATCGAATCAGGAACATTCTCAGACATTGAGATATGGATGATGAACGAAAATCTCAAGTCTGAGCTAACTGAAGACGAAGAGAAAAAAGTAGACGAAGCAGTTAAAAAATTCTGTGAAGAATACTTAGAAAAAAGCAAAGGACTTAAAGAATTTAATGAAGAACTAACAAACGAAGGTTTCTTAGGTTCTATTATAGGCGGACTTACTGGATTTGCTCTTGGATCTTCGGTTGGAAAAATTATTGCAAATGTTTTAGGAATAGAAAGAGGTGTTGTATTTGACTTATTAACTAGTCGATTAGTTGGTGCTGCTTTAGGTGCTGCAATCGGTAAAAGAATGTAATATGATTATTGGTATAGACTTTTCAATTAATTCAACAGCTATAGCGATTAAGACGACGAAAGATAAATTTCTACTTTTTTCATTCGTTCCTAATTACAATCCAAAGCTAAAAGGATTTCAATTACATAAGATTCTTCACGAATCAAAAACCGCAACAATTACTTCATATAATAAAGATAATCTAATTAAAGATGCTATAGAGGATCAGGCGATCAAACTAAGGAACGCTGATGAACTATCTAATGAGATTATAGAGATATTCAATTACACAGGAATCATTCCCACAGAGATCAGAATTGAAGGATTTTCGTTTGGATCTAAAGGAAATTCTTTCATTGATATGATTACATTTAACACATTCTTAAAGGTCAAGCTCATTCAGAAGTTTGGGCATATAATCAAAGTTATTTCTCCTAAGTCAATAAAGAAAGCTTACACAGGAAACGGTAATGCTTCCAAATGTGATATGCTTAGATCCTTTATGGAAAAATCCGATGGTAAACTTAAGAAAGAAATAGAGAAATTAAATATCGTAGTAGAAGGGGAATTCAATATACCTAAGCCTTTAGATGACTTAGTGGATGCCATAGCACTAACTCTTATTGAAGTGGAATAACTAACTGAAGTGGATCCTTGTCGTAACTGTTATCCTTTTACCTAAACAACCAGTAATGGTTATATGTACTCTAGGTTGAGTGAGTTTCAGAATCCAAAAAAAGATAAATAAAATATAAAAAAAGATTGACTATGAAAAATATAATGGATTTCGATGAATTTATCAACGAAGGAGATAAAGGTCAAGGACATAAGAGAGCTCCAGGGGATCCGAAAGAAGATGGACTTTACACAGGTGGAGGTAAGTATGCTCTAAAAGGAACTGGATATGCAAATGCTGAAAAAGCCGAATCTACTTGCAAACAATTAGATGATCTAGAAAAGAAAGGTGAACATATGTGGGCAATGTCAGTTGCTACTACCATGATGAATAGAGCTGAAAAACATGAACATCAAACACCAGAAATGAGAGATGCTATTAAGATATTCAAAGCTTGGATTGAAAAGAATAGAACAACAGGAAAATAAATAAGAAATTATGCCTACACCAGAATGGTTATATCAACAGAATGCTAAAAAACGTCGTCGAAGAGAAGAAGAAGCTAGATTACAAATGATTCAACTTCTCCTACTTAATGATGATAGCACAACTGTCACGGGATTAGCAGGTGCAGGTGCAACCGGAGCAACAAATCCTTAATATGTTAAATCCAAATCTAATCAATTTTGAAAGTTATAGAGATAACTTTGATGGTCTTCTTGATACTAAGGAAGATTATTTTATCTTTGTACGAGCTTTAACTGAAAAGAATTACGATATATTTAAGTCACAAATCAATCCAAAAAATCTTAAAAGAAGTTGGAAGGCTAATCATTTAGATCATATCTATTCGATATCCCAAGCTTTCAAAGATAGAATAAATCCTTTTTTCATAGCACACCCTTGCAATCTACAAATGTTGAAAGCTAAAGAAAATAAGAAGAAAAATGCTAAATGTGGACATACCACAGATGAGCTATTCGAAAAAATAAATCAATTTGGATACGTATGAATCAATTTCTAAAATACGATGAATTCCTTTTTGAAAAGAAATGGGAGAAAGAAGTTGAATCTTCTCATTTAATTTCGATGGACTATGATTCAGATACAGAGATTCTAGAAATAGAATTTCATGATGGATCAAAATATAAATATAGTGAAGTTCCTAAATCTGTTTGGCGAGAACTTTCACTAGAAAAGAATCTCCTTCAAAAAATAGGAGGTGGTATAGCGAGTGGAGCAAGAAAGTTATTCGGGAAAGATGCAGTAGATGAAGGGACATTTGGAACTCGATTTTGGTCATTGATCCGAAAAGGCGGTTACAAATATGAAAAAATAAATTAGAGATAAAGAAACTCTAATCAACATAGATACATATAATATCTAATTAGTAAATAAAAAAGTAAGTAAGGTACTTAAAGTAAGTGATAATCCTACAACGAACATTAATCCGGAGTAGTAAGTAATTGTAAGTGAATCTCTTAACTGTAAGTTCATATAAATAATAACGTAAATAAAAAAGTAAAGCAAATGGAAAATTTAGACATTTTTAATCTAAGCCTCGACAATTTCAAAACCGAGGAAAAACAAACAAGTGGAACTGACATCTACAAAACAGATCCAAAAAATTCAAAAGACTCTATCTACAGAGCAGTTATCAGATTCATTCCGAATCTTAACAACCCTAAAAAATCTATCGTAAGAAAATACTCCTATTGGTTAGAAAATGCCGAAGGAAGTGGATTCTATGCAGATTGTCCTTCATCTGTTCCAGGTGAAAAATCAGTTATCCAAGATACTTTCTGGAAACTTTATAAATCCGAATCAGCATTCGAAAAGAAACAAGCTGAAAAAATTAAACGTAAAGAGTATTACTACTCATATGTTTTGATTGTAAAGGATCCACAACGTCCTGAATTGGAAAACACAGTTCAATTATTCCGTTTCCCTAGAGCCGTTAAGAAACTTATCGATGCTCAAATTCAGCCATCTGCTGAAGATATCGAAATGGGAATCGAACCAACAAACATCTTTGACTTCTTCCAAGGAAAAGATTTCCAATTAAAAGTAACCATGAAAGGTGGATATTGGAATTATGATGAATGTAAATTCGGAAATACTCCAGCATCTGTTAAACTTAACGGTGCTCAAATGGAAAACAATGAAGAATGTCGTAAAATGATCATGGGAATCTATACAGGTGCTTCTGCTTTAGAAGATCAAGAATTCAAACCATGGACTAACGAACTTCGTGAAAAGGTATTCAATTACATCGCAGAACTTACAGGATCTAATCCTGGTGCTGCTTACCAAGCTGTTTCTTCTCCAACTCCTGTTAAATCAGAAATGACTTCAGCTCCAATGGCTGGAACTACTGAAAACAACATTGTTAAAGAAACACCATCTATTGATTCCGCTTCGAAAGATGCCGGTAATTCAAATGACTCAGATATTGAATCTTGGTTACAAGAATTCGATATTAAATAAATCAAATTAAATCAAAGGGCATCTCTTATAGGGGTGCCCTTTTTTTATTCTAAAAAATTATGAAAGGAATCGTATTAGCCGGTGGTAAAGGAACTAGATTGCTTCCTATTACTACAACTCAAGTAAAACAGCTTTTGCCTGTTTATGACAAACCAATGATATATTACCCAATCTCTATTTTGATGTTAGCTGGAATCAAAGAGATTATGATTATTACAAACCCAGAAGACGTTCATTCAATGAAAAAACTTCTAGGTGATGGATCCGAATTAGGATGTAAATTCGAATATGAAGTTCAAACTGAAGCTCGTGGAATAGCAGAAGCATTCATTATAGCCGAAGATTTTATTGGAGATAATGCCGTTTGTTTAATTCTAGGAGATAATATCTTTTACTCTTCTGGATTAGCTGGAATGCTTAAAACGAAAACAATGGAATGGGATGGATTCCGTGGAGTTGCACCTTCTCAAGGAGCTTGTGTATTTGCATATCATGTTAGTGATCCTGAACGTTATGGTGTAGTAGAATTCGATAATATGAATAGAGTACTATCTATCGAAGAAAAACCGAAAAATCCAAAATCTAGCTTTGCTATCCCAGGACTTTATTTTTACGATAATAAAGTCGTTGAAATGGCAAAAAATCTTAAGCCTTCGAATCGAGGAGAATTAGAAATTACCGACATCAATCAAATCTATTTAGACGAAGGTCATTTACATGTTGCTCAATTACAAAGAGGAACTGCATGGTTAGATACCGGAACTTTTGAATCCCTTATGGAAGCAGGTCAATTTATTCATATGATCGAAAAGAGACAAGGACAAAAAGTTGGATGTATTGAAGAGATTGCATATAAAATGAAATGGATTGATAAGGATCAATTGTTATCTATAGCTAAGAAATATGAAAAAAGTGGATATGGTGAATATCTAACTTCTATTGCTGAAAATGAACCTTTACACATTCACGGGACATATTAAAAATAATGGAAATAACTGAACAGAAAAAATTACAGATTAATGCTAAGGTCGAAAATATCATAAAATCAGAATTCTCAGGAGTAAAGGGGGAAGTAAGATTTTTTAGAGATAGACTTAACTTTGCATGTCCTTATTGTGGGGATTCTACGAATGAACACAAAAAACGTGCTAATATCTATTGGGCAAATCTAATGTATCATTGCTTCAATGATGGTTGTAAAAAGCACACTAATCTTGTAAATTTCTATAAAGATTTTAACAGTCCTGTTCAAAATACCGATGAATTAACGTTCTTTTTAGATTATATACGTGAACATCGTGTATCAACGGTAACTAAGGAATATCTTGAACTCAACACATTTCAAAATCTTGTTGAATTCGGTATTCCTTACGAAACCGTCAAATCAAAACTAAGACTCTTACATCCTTCTGAAGATATGACTATTGAAAAATATCTTAAAGCTCGATTCATGCATTTTAAGATGGATCACTTCCTTTACGATAAAAAGAAAGATCAGTTATATGTTCTCAATCTAACTCCAGATAAAACTAAAATTCTAGGATGGCAGATTAGAAACTTTCAAGAAAACAGAGCTAAATACGTCAGTTTCAATATAGAAAAAATAAACTATCTACTTTTCGGTCGAGGCATCGAAGATCGATCAGAAGACGAAATAATTAAGTTAAATACTATGAGTCTTTACTTCGGTATTCTATCAACCGATTTCTCTAAGAATGTTACTATATTTGAAGGTGTTATTGATTCCTTTTTACAACCAAATTCAATAGCTATAACAGGTGCAGACAAACCGACAGAAATGTTTGATGATATAAATACAATACGATATCTCTTCGATAATGATAATGCAGGAAGAAGAGTTATGGAAGCAAAACTTAAAAAAAGAAAAAATGTCTTCATGTGGAATAAGCTCGTTAGAGATTTCAAAGTAAGAGAACAAGTTAAAGATCTAAATGATCTGTTCATCTACTGTTGGAAAAATAAAAACGAAGCAATTAAAAATCTCGATAAATACTTTACACATGAACCACTGGACATCCGAAGCGTATAGTGCTATGGAAAATGAACTTGAAAAATTCTTCGAATCTTCTAAGAAAGGAAACATTAAGCTTATTGTCGATTTCGATATAGACGATAAAAAAGTTGAAATAAACCCTTTTGAGGTAGAAAGCATAAAATATAAAACCAAAAAGGTTAAAAAGGGATCTGTTATAGATCTAAAAATTCGAAATAAAAAAGAAGATAATTCACTATTCTAATGACCGAAGAAGAAAGAAAAGTAAACGATATAGACGAAGCCCTCGAAAAGGAACGTGTAGAATATGGGGTTAAACTTTCGGATTTGATTTCTAAGATCAATAAGATAGATCAAATACCAGAAGCTCAAGTATTTATGCTTTCTTATCGACATATGTTTGTTGAAAAGGCATCTAAATATAGGTCTGCTGTTTATAAAAAGAAAACAAATGATCAGAATTTTAGAAAGCTAAGATTTGAATACTATAAAACACAACATGATGTCCGTTTGGATTATCGTGAAATAAACCAATTCATCGATTCCGATATGGCTATAAGAACTCGTCAAACAGAACTACTAGACAATCAGATTTTGTTTTTCAATCAATGTATTGAAACGGTGGATAAAATGGGATTCGCTATTAGAAATAGAATTTCTATAGAAGAATTTCATCACAAAAACTTTTAGAAATGAAATGGACACTAACACATAATGATAGAATCCTAACATTAACTGAAGCAACTGGATTAGAAATTGATCAACTTAATTTATCATTCAGAAGACAAACAGCTAATGCGAAATGGGATCCAAGAGTAAAGAAAGGTTGGTGGGATGGTTATATCTCATACTTCAAATCAGACCGATATCTACCTTCAGGGCTTTGGTCAGAAGTTGTAGATATTTGTAAACTTTATAATTTCGAACTTCATATAGAAGGAATAGAAAATAAATTTGATAGAGATATCGACCAAGAAGAATTTCAATCTTGGGTCGATGAAAAATGGGCAAATGTAGAAGAAAGAAAACCTAGAGATTATCAGGTTAATACAGTTTTCAATATCATTAAATATCAAAATTGCTTAGCTGAACTAGCAACTTCTGCAGGAAAGACTTTGATTACTTATATGGCAATTGCTTATCTTCTAGAAACGAAAAAAGCTAGAAAGGTTTTAATGATTGTTCCTACAGTGGATCTTGTCGTTCAAGGAACAGAAGATTTTTACCAATATAACGAAGAATCGTGTAAATTGAAAATAGATATTCAACAAATTTTTGCAGGATCTGTTATTCGAGAAAAATCAAATATCGTTATAGGAACATATCAATCTCTCGTAAAGAAAGATAAAACTTATTTTGATCAATTTGATACGGTAATAGTCGACGAAACTCATAAAGCTAAATCGGCTTCTATTAAAACTATTTTAGAAAAATGTGAAAATGCAGGAAGAAAATTTGGTCTATCTGGAACAATTCCTAAACCAGGAACTCTTGATCGTCTAACACTTATGGCATATACAGGACCTGTGATTACTTCGATTCGAGCAGATTATTTGATGGAACAAGGACATATTACGCCTTGTGAAGTTTATGTTATCGAAATGGATTATGCTCGACAAGAAGTAAAAGACGGATTCAAAATGTTATTTCAAAGATCCGAAGAAGATCGAAAGAAACTTCTTAATCTAGAACAACAATATGCTATACAATCCGAAGAAAGATTAGAATTCATTACAGATATGATTCTAAAGAACAATAAGAATTCATTAGTTCTTTTCTATCGAATTGAATATGGAAATAAAATATATGATAAGCTCAGATCGAAAACAGACCGAAAAATCTTTTACATAGATGGATCGGTTAATAAAGATCTTAGAGAATATCAAAAAGATATGTTAGAAGAAGGTGAAGGTAAGATTATGATTGCATCCTTCGGAACCTTCTCTACAGGAATTAACGTTAAAAATATACATACAATTTACTTAACAGAATCATTCAAATCAGAGGTAATTATTAGACAATCTATCGGTAGAGGACTTAGAAAACATGCTGATAAGAAGAAGCTAGTAATTATCGATTTCGTAGATGATTATTGTACAGGTAAATTTAAGAACTATCTTTATAAGCATTCAGAAGTCAGACAAGCTATTTACACGGATCAAAACTTCCCGTTCAGCATAAGACGTATGGACTTGAAGAAGATATATAGTAAAAATAGTGAATAAAATGGCTTTGCTTAAATACAGAACATTTGCAAAATTAAGAACAGAGGCTAAGGAAAATAAGCTTCGTGAAACTGCTGCACAAAATTTCAAAAAGATATTCAATGAAAATCTTTCTAAATATGGTGCTAAAGATCCCTCCGAACTTGACGAAGAACAACTTACCGAATTCTTGGAAACAATGAAAAGTTATAAAAACGCTCAAAACGGAAAGTAATGGCAGAAATTTTATCCCTAAGACAAGTATATCTAAAAGAAGGAATGCCCTTCGTCAACAAACTACTAGATGGATTTGTTGTTGTTAGTGAAAAGCTAAATGCTACTAGATTTTGTTTCGAATACAATGGATCTCAGGGAATCAAATTCTTCAAAAAAGATGGACCTATAACATCTATTGATAGAACAATGTCTTCACTTTATGAAGGTCCCATTAAATTTATCGAATCTCTTCCTAAAGAAGATATGATAAAACTTCCTATAGGATTCAAATTCGGACTTCGTTATTTTCATAACACAAAACCAGCTAATATCGTTTATGATAAGATTCCGCTAAACGGTCTTGTTTTAACAGATATCAAAAACCCTTCAGGTAAAATCATAGATGATGTAACAATTCTTAATGGAATATCAGATCTTCTACGAGTAGAAAAACCTCCTGTTATTTGGTATGGTAAGTTAGATAAATCACAAAAAACAAGAATCTTAGAATATCTTAGAACTCCCGAAGATGAGTTAATAAAAAGATTCTCTACGGATTCGTTCACTAAATATATCATATCAATTCTTAATCCTGAGATTGAAGCTACAGCTCTTAAAAACGATATAGAAAAACCAATCGATTCAATTATCTTCAAATTTATATCTGATGATACAAGCGAAGTTTTTCATTCAAAAGTAATAGATCCTGTAATTACACAAATCAACAGATCTAATGACGAAGAAAGAGAACCACAAGATCTTTACGGGATTATTCTTTCTGATCTAGTTGAATACATCAAAGTAACAGGACTTCAAAAATACGGTCTTAAAGAAGAAGGTGAAGATGCTAGATATTTAGAACTTGTTTGTCAGATTTTTTCACAATACATGAAGAAATATGGCTATAAGTACAATGGAATCGAAATAGATCCTCTTTCTTTTGCATCGGTTCCTGAATTTGATCTTAATACAGGATTCATTAAAGATCAAAAAGTTAGAGATCTAATTAAAGAATCTACAATCAACAAGCATATCTTCAAAATTCTTATGAGTTCTTTCTCTAAGCCGAAGAAGAAACCGAGTGGAACTGTAACTCAAATGCTTATTGATGATACAATAGATCTAGCTAAGAAAATTAAAGATAAAGTTTTAGAAACTAAAAAGGTAGGAGAATCTAATTCATTCCCTACATATGAAGAATTCTTCTCTAAAAAGACGGATGATTCAAGAAGAGTCAAACTTTGATATATAGAAAAACAAACAAAAAAAACTAAAAATGGAAGAAAATCTTAACGAAGGTAGAACCCAAATCAAAAGACAGTACGGTCAGTACTCAAAAATTAAAGTAAACGAAAAAGCACCCGTAAGAAACAAGGTTATTGGTTTTGTAGGGAAACGTTTTGTTACTGAGGAAGAAATGAAAAATTTCTTATCTAAAATGAATGAGGAGACAGGAAAATCTTTTGATGATAAAAAATGGTTCGGAAGAAATCAAAGATACTTCGAGTCTTTCGAAAATAGAGGACAAAAAGTTATTACTCTTTCTAAATACGGTAAACGTGTTCTAGAAATGATTGGTAAGACTACACAAAAACAATCGTTAAATGAATGTGTAGGTCTTTTCAAAAATATCAGATTAAATGAAGGGAAAATTGTAAATCCAGCTGATATTAAAGATGGTGCTACAACTATTACAAACAGAATAAAAATGATCGAAAGTGATAATAAATCAGTAGGTGAAGATGTTTGTGATATGAAATTACTTAATACATTGTATACTACATTATCTAAAACACTTAAAACTCCTGAAAATAAATTGATGATAATTGATTCAGAAAGTAATGCATACGATTTTGTTCTTGCCCTTTTTATAGGATTTCAAAAAAGAAGAGAAGATGGAGATAAAAATGTTTTATTAGTTTCCGAATTAAGTTTTAATTCTCCATGGCATTCATCTAATCAAAGAAGACCTGCTTACCATTGGCATATTGCTGATGCTAATATCGATCTTATTACATATGAAGATGGTGATGATTATTCAGATTTCCAAATCGTTGTTTATCCTATAAATCAGGAGAAAGCTTTAATCGAATGGGCAAATAAGAATTTATCTCTAGAAGATACAGAATACTAAAATGTTAAATCTACCTACATACGAACAATACTTAATAACCGAAGCTTTAGATGATTCTAAGGTTTCGGATGTTAAGAAGTTAGTTTCAGAAAAACTAAGAACTGTTGTTGAATATACAAAGTCTTCAGAGGTTTTCAAATGTGTAGGTCTTGCTCTTAAATATCCAGAAGTCCTTGAAGAGATTCTTAAGAAAGAAGGTTTTGAAGCTAAAAATATAAAACTCATTGGAGCTCAATTCTCTGGTGATACAGAATTTCAAATTAAATAAAACGAGATATGAAAATTAAATCATTCAGTGAATTCATTAATGAATCAAAAATCAATGAAGCAGGAGATATAGCTTATTGGAAACAATATGAAAAAGGAACTCCAGTTGGAGAAGAAGATTTCTCAAAGAAAATTGCTAAAAACGAAAAGGAGTTAGATGAACTTTATGACGAAGTTGTAATGTGGTGGGATACTGAATCTGAAGATCCTAATACACGTTCTCCTTTCGGTCAATCTAGACAATGTGAAGAACTTAGAGATGTAGCAAAACAATATCTTAAAAAATACAAATCCATTAGCGGACGAGTTATCGACGCAATGGTATCTCAAAATTACATCTAATAAGATGCCAAAAAGAAAACATACACCTATGTCCTCATATGAAGATTTCATAAAAGAAAATTCTGCTGCAGCAACTGTTAGTTCAGTTAGTGGAATGGGTGCTCCTTCAATGCCAGGAAATCCAGGAACTCAGAATGACTATGTCACTCAAGAGACTGGATCTGGAGATATCCCTTATACGTTGTCTAAAGGACAACCACAGAAAAAGAAGAAATCCTCCTTTGTAAGATTTAAAGATTTTATCAAAGGTAGTGAAGACCTAAGATCGGCCTTTTAGGTTTGCCGAACTAATAAACTTACAACTATGGACGGTGACCCTGAAAAACAGAAATCAGCAAGGCAAAAAACTAAGAACTCTTGTTCTTGTTTTAGCAACATTCTTCAACCCTCTTGGGTTCGATGCCCTATTCCATCTGGTGATGACGTGGACGGGATCATATTGGATTACGGATGCAATTTTTTATGGCGTATCGGGATTGCTCTTTGGGCTGTATTTTTTGTTGTCGAAACGTGCAAAATCATAATAAAATAACTCTTAACATATTTTGCAAAGGTCCATTTTAGATGGACTTTTGTTGTCTAGTATTGATCCCATTCAACTCGAACCTTCATAATAAAATAAAAAAACATGAAGTATATCAAAATTCGAGATGTTAAGTCTCCTTCTAGAGGTACACCACATTCAGCAGGAATAGATTTCTTCATTCCTAATGAATGGAACAATGGTGAACCCTATCACTTAAGACCTGGTGGAAGTCTTCTTATTCCTGCAGGTGTGAAACTAAAAGTTCCTAACGGCCATGCACTTATTGCTTTTAATAAATCAGGAGTAGCTACTAAAAAAGGAGTTATCGTTGGTGCTTGTGTAGTTGACGAAGATTATCAAGGCGAACTACATTTACATATAATAAATATAAATCAACCTATTGAATCATTTGGTGAAACAGCTTATTCTTCGGATCCAGGATATGTAGACATTATTCCAGGTGAAAAGTTAATGCAATTCATTATTGTTCCTGTAAATTACGTTGATCCTATTGAAGTACAAACACTTGAAGAATTATTCCCTGAAGAATCTCAAAGAGGTGAAGGTGGATTTGGTTCAACTGGACTAAAATAAAATTATGGCAAAGAAAAAAGAAGAAAACAATTTAGATGCAATCGAAGGAAATCTTTGGGCTTCTATTCTCCTAGCAAAGGCAGAATATGCAAACAAACCAACTAATCCGATGTATTCTATAATCACAACTTTGGAATTAACTCTAATGGAACTAAAAAAACTAAAATAAATGGACTTACAACCAAAAGGATTAAATCCTAAAGACACTACTGCTGTTCAATGCGAAATGTGTAAAGAAGAAAAATTTGAAGAAATTACGTTTATTCGTAAAGCTTCTCGACTTCTAACAGGTGCTGCGAATGATACATACATTCCAATACCAACATTCCAATGTAAATCATGTGGTCATATAAATAAAGAATTCATACCTAAATTTTAATAAATGATCCTAGAAGTTGAAAACAACGAAAATCAAGTAATTATTTCTTATTTCGATAAGGAAGGAAAGATAAAAATTAAAGATTATCGATTAGATAATTGTCCAAATTGGAAAGTTTGCTCGGATTCAGATCCTCGTAGAGATCCAGAATTCAAAAATTGGAATGGTAGATCTGTAAAGAAACAAAATTCTCCACGATTCAATAAATTCTCTATATATGAATTTATCGATACTCTGCCAGAAGATGAAAAGGCTGAAATCACAGCACTTAACTTTCCAAAAATTCAATCAATAGATATTGAAACTGAAGTCATTGATTCATTCCCTGTTCCCGAAATTGCTCGAGAAAGAATAACAACTATTGCTATTGCAACTGAAGCTAATGCAACTGTTGTTTTAGGGTGGAAACCTATTTCTAAAGAACAAGAAAAGATGATATTCGATAAACATCGAGAATATCTAAAAGAATATGGCGAATGGAATTTCAAATATATTTGTTTCGAGGATGAATATAACATGATGTATACTTTCATAAATAAATTCATTCCAAATTTCAGTTTAATGATTGGTTGGAACTTTATTGGATTCGACTGGAAATACATATATAATAGATGCAAGAAAATAGGTATCGACGTTTCTAGATGTTCACCATCTAAGAAAATCTACGGTAAAGATAATATCCCAACTCACGTTGGAATTATCGATTATTTAGATGTTTATCGTCGATGGGACCGAACAGTTGCAATTAAAGAAAACAACACTTTAGATTTCGTAGGAAATGCTGTTCTTGGAGTAACTAAATTAAAATATGAAGGAACTCTGCAAGAACTATACGAAAATGATTATGACAAATATGTACTTTACAATGCTATTGATGCTGCGATAGTTTGTTTAATACATAAAAAACTCAAAACAATTAATGCGATTCTTACAATGTCTTGTCTCTGTAATTTGTCCATATACCGAGCATCTTCAGCCGTTAATCTTACTGAAGCTCTCCTTTGGAAAGGATATTATGATAGAAAATTAGTTATAGCAGACGAACGAGGAGATTCAGTTAGAGGTGTTTATGAAGGTGCTTATGTTAAAGAACCGGAAGTTGGGATATTCAGAGCTGCAACATGCTTCGATTATGCTTCCCTATATCCATCCGTAATGAGACAATATAACATATCACCTGAATCATTTATAACGAAAACTCAAGATACAGCGACATTGGAAAAATATAGAAATGATGAAAATTATATCGTTTCTGTAACAGGTGCTATTTATGATAACAAAGATACTTCCGTATTGAAAGAAATTCTAACGGATCTATATACAAAACGTAAAAAGTTCAAGAATCGACACTTAGATATCGAACGATTATTAGCAAAAAAATAAAAAATACATGGGACTTTTTGATGAAAGAATAGAATACAAACCTTTTGAATATCCAGAATACTACACTGAAGGATGGTTAAAACAAGCACAAGCTTTTTGGTTGCATACAGAAATATCTATGCAAGGTGATGTAAAAGATTGGAAAGAAAATTTATCCATATCAGAAAAAAATCTAGTAGGAAATATCTTACTTGGATTTGCACAAACAGAATGTGCCGTTTCTGATTATTGGACTGGAATGGTAACTAAATGGTTTCCGAAACATGAGATTAAGCAAATGGCTATGTTATTTGGATCTCAAGAAACTATACATGCAACTGCATATTCATACTTAAACGAAACCCTAGGTTTAGAAGACTTCAAAGGATTTATGCATGAACCTACAATTGCAAATAAATTTGAATTTCTACTTTCAACTGAAGCAGATTGGACACCTGAAGATTTAAGAACTTCATCAAAAGCAAGAAGAGATGTAGCAAAATCTTTAGCTATATTTTCTGCTTTTGCCGAAGGTGTTTCACTTTATTCTTCTTTCGCTGTTTTGTATAGTTTTCAAATGAGAAATCTACTTAAA